TAGTTATGTTGTTACCGATATCACACCTAATGCAAAATACGAGATACCCAGTGAATCGGTAGATACAACTACTATTAAAGTCAGCGTACAGACCTCATCTTCTGATACCACAACTACCACCTATTCTCTATCTACCGATATTACCGGGATAAGTGATACATCGGAGATCTATTTTCTTGAACAGAATCCACAGGGTAAGTATCAAATATTTTTCGGCGATGGGGTACTGGGTAAGAGTTTAACATTTGGTAATATCGTTACTATACAATACATGGTTGCTACAGGTTCAGTGGTTAACGTATCAAGTACGATAACTCAATCCTTTACCGCCGGAACCACAATAGGTGGTTCAAGTAGTATTACAACTACAGTTAATAGCAATTCAACCGGGGGTGCGGATGCTGAAAGCATTACCTCAATTAAGTTTAATGCTCCCAGGGTCAATGCAGCAAAGAACAGAGCAGTTACTGCTACCGATTATGAGGCGTTGATTTTAGCTAATTATGCAGGAGCAGAATCTGTTTCGGTATGGGGTGGTGAGGATAATGATCCTCCCTATTATGGTAGAGTAATTATATCCTTAAAACCATTTTCCTCCTTTACTATTTCTGATGCTACTAAAGAATCAATCAAAAATAATATTCTAAAGTCTAAACAAGGTATTACTGTTACCCCTGTCTTTGTTGATCCTTCTCTCTTCTTTGTTAATCTTACTGCTGATATAAAGTTTAATTCATCTATTACAACCTTATCTTCTGAACAAATAAGAGCCCAAGTTAATACTACCATAACTAACTTCTTTAATAACAACGTACAAAAGTTTAATAAAAATTATATTCATTCAGCTTTAATAAAAGATATTCTCAGTACCAATAACTCTATTACCAGCGCTTTGCTTACATTAAAGTTACAACGTAGAATTATACCAGTCTTAAATACTACTAATTTATTTACCGGGGATACTGCTGTTAAGTTTAGAAATTCTTTAAAGCCTGGGTCTATACTTTCAAGCTTCTTTTTTATCTCTGTAAATGGGGTCTCTACTCTGGTAAAAATTACGGATCTACCAAATGACACACCCCCAAGTAATACCGGTTCAGGTGTATTAAGACTTGTTAACATTGTTAATAATGCCATCGTATCTTCAAATGTCGGTACAGTAGATTATGGAACAGGAATTATCTCTTTAACTGGTATTACCCCATCGGGTATTCCTGCTGGGGTAACGGATATCCGGATTACAGGAGGCATACAGGAAGCTGATTATAATTTGACTGTTTCAAGAAATGAAATTTTACTACTAGATGATACTACAACTAATAAGACCGGTGGTTTAGTTGCCGGTACTACTATTACTGTAACCTCTTCGGTATAATATGACCACCTTTGCAGTAACTAACGTAGGCGCAGGAGCTTACAGCATTGATGGTAGCAGTAATCCAACTCTTAATTTAGTTAGAGGGAATACTTATACCTTTAACGTTAATGCAACTGGTCATCCTTTTTGGATAAAGACTAATGCTGTAACTGGTACCGGCAGTGCATATAATGATGGGGTTACTAATAATGGGGTTGCTGTTGGAACAATATCTTTTACAGTTCCAAACGATGCCCCCTCTACCTTATACTACATCTGTCAAATTCATTCTAGCATGCAAGGAGTCTTAAGTATAAGTACCACTCCTAGTACCAATACTGTGAGTACTGAAAGAATAAAAGACAGAGTATCTGAATTAATAAGCAGTCAGTTACCTGAATTTATTAGAACTGATAATACAACCTTTGTTGCATTCTTAAAGTATTATTATAAATTTTTAGAACAAGATCAAGGTGCTCTTGAATTAGTACAAAATGCAAGACAGTACAGTGATATAGATAAAACTACATCTAGTTTTGTAAATTATTTTTTAAAAAATTATGCGAATGATCTACCTGTAAGTCTTCAAGTTAATAAATCACTTTTAGTTAAAAAAATAGAAGGGTTATACAAGGCAAAGGGAAGCACTCTTTCAATTGAAACTCTTTTTAAAGTTTTATATGATACTGTTGTTACTACCAGTCATCCTTATGATTTTGTATTAAGACCATCAGATGGAAAATGGAGTTTCCGTACATCTATACGCGTACTATTAACCTCAGGAAGTGTAACAAATCTTCAAGATAGATTTTTAAATTTTGTAAAAAATAATATTGCTTATACAGTGGAAATTGTTAGAGTAAAGACTCTAGCTACAAATCTTTATGAAATATTTTATAAGAGTTTAGTTGAAGTTCCCTTTGAAATAGATGATGATGTATTTGTAAAAAACTTAACTAGTACCATTTTTACTGGTATTGTAAAACCAACCACTAATTCATACCAAGTTAGTTATGGAGGCACAGGATTTAGGGTAGGGGAGATATTTAACCTTGCCGTTGGAGGCCAAGATACTTTAGTTAGAATTACCAAAGTTGGAGCTAACGGATCAATTCAAACAGTAAAATTTATTAATTTTGGATATAATTACAACAGCAATTTTACTATAACTTTATCTAATGATTTAGGAGTAGCGTCATCTACTAAATACTTTACTACAACTGCTGGGGGGTTTCTAGAGAGCGTTAATTTAGTAAGAATTCACCCTGATACAGACCCTACCAGATATTTTGATGCAGATTATGTTACGTCTTCTGATTTTACAGGGGTTTTATTATCTTCTACCACCACGACATCACAAGTAACTACTTCTTTAACAGCTGGTGGAACATCTAGTCCTTCTGATGCTATCATAACGTTTAATGTAGGAGCCATAGCTCGATATCCCGGTGAATATATTGCAACTCAAGGCTTTTTATCTGAGCCAGATGTACGTTTACAAGATAAAAATCTGTATCAGCCATTTGCTTATCAGGTTGAATCTGAGCTTGATATAAGTGTTTTTTATAATACTGTTAAAAAACTAGTTCATCAAGCTGGTACTAATTTGTTTGTAAATAGGGCCTTGACTACTATTGCGAATGTTAGTGCCAATGTAGAAGTGGTTTCTGCTAAAAATGTATTTACTCAACTTAACAGTGTATTTAATATTCTTGATAGTAAAGTATTTGAATTACAAAAACCCCTTGCAAATGTCTTAAGCATATCCGATAATTTTATATCTTTAGACGTATATAAACCTGTAGACGATACTGTAACAGTATCAGAATCCCTAGGTCTTGTGCTTTATCTAGCAGCTTTCTCAGATGATGTAAATGTGATATCTAATTTAAATGATATATCAGGAAGTTCATTAGTAAATGATAGCTTATCATTATCTGAAGAGCTCTCACAAGTATTTAGTAAGAATATTGATAATAATATAAGTAGTGTTTCTATTACAGATTCGGGTTCAGGTATTAATGTAGATTATGCAATAGATTACTTTGATGAAATTTATGCTGGTTCACCAGTGATTACATTTTAATAATATAAATATATAAAAAGAACTTTTTAAGGAAAAAACATGTTTACAGAATCAGTAAGTATAAAAGGAAATCTTGAAGTTATTCTTCTGGATGAAAAGGGTATTCAAAAAGACTATCGTAAAATTGATAACCTAGTAGTAGCAGTTGGAAAGCAAGTTATTGCTGCTCGTCTAGTTGGTAATACTATTGCAGTTCCCAGTCATATGGCAGTGGGTACCGATGCTACTGCTGCAGCCACCAGTCAAACTGCATTAGGAGGAGAATTGGGTCGAGTAGTATTAGATTCTACTGCCCGCGTATCTAACGTTCTTACTTATGTGGCTACGTTTCCTGCAGGTACCGGAACAGGTGCTTTGACTGAAGCAGCTATTTTAAATGCGGCCTCTACAGGTAATATGCTATGCCGTACAACCTTCAGCACGGTTAATAAGGCAGCTGGGGATACTATTGTTATTACCTGGAACGTTACTGTAGCATAACATGTCTTTTCTTTTAAAGGATACCATTCACCGCTCATTGGTGGAATCGGTTTATAATGAGTTTTTGTCTCGTAGAGCTAACTATTACTATTTTATTGGTAATATTTTAGAATGGGCTGTACCTGCTACCCCCCAGACACCTGAGGTGACTCAGGACTACGAACAATATACGCGAAATGGTATTTTAAGTATTAAAAGAATAAACTTAAGAGACGTATCTTTTGTTGTACCTAGATATGATTGGGAATCAGGTACTGTATATGATCAGTATGATGGTAATTACAGTTCAACTTTTACTTCCGAATCTGGTGCAACTAGTTTAAAGGCATCTCAATTTTATGTACTGACCAGTACCTTTGCAGTATATAAGTGTATTTTTAATAATAATGGAGCAGCTTCAACCGTTGAACCCTCCGGGCAAGACGTTACCACTCTTACTACAGCCGATGGATATGTTTGGAAGTATATGTATACTATCCCCCTATCGGCTCAGAATAGATTTCTTACAGCTTCCTTTATGCCGGTGCAGAGAGCAGTAACTAATGCTTTTTATTCTAGAGGTGAAGTAAGTAGTATAACTATAGATAGTAACGGTTCAGGCTACACCGGTAATGCTTTGGTTTCACTTTCGGTTCTTGGTGAATTTACTGGTGGTTCTGGCAACTCAATTGCTAATATTAGACCGGTATTTAATACATCTGGTGAATTTATTAAGGTATTGATAGATGATGCAGGAGCAAAATATAAATCTGCAAATATAAGAATAAACAATTCTGGTTATTCTGGGCACAGTGAATTTAATAATATTAGTAATGTAAGTATATACAGCACGGGAGCTGGATACTTCACAAATGTAAGAAATAATACTACTGTAACTATAGCAACTACTGGCGCCTTTCAGCCAACGGCTAATGCATTTGCAAGTCTTGTTTATGGTAGTACCAGTAATTCAATAGTAGGGGTTACTTTAACTAATAAAGGCTATGGTTATTCACCTGATGCAAGATCAAATACCACCATCAGTATAGCAACGACCGGTAGCAGTCAACCAACTTCAAATGCTACTGCTAATTTAAATTTCTCTACCAGCGCAGTTCTTACACCTGTATTGGTTAATGGGCAATTGGAAAGAGTGCTAATTGAAGATGGTGGCGTTAATTATTCCTCAAATTTAAATACTACCATTTCTTTAATTGGTGATGGTACTGGTGCAGTTTTAACTCCGTTTGTTAATGCCGCTGGACAAGTAGAAGATGTTGTAATTGAAGAACGCGGTAATGGTTATACTCATTTAGAAATAACTTTTGCAAGCGCTACCGGTAGTGGAGCAAATGCCTTTCCTAATCTTTCAGTAGATGATCTAGATACTTTACAGACGGTGGTTGAATTGTCAGCTATTGATGGAGGTATTCATGCTTTTAGAATTGCCAATGTAGGTAGTGGTTATTCTTACGCCAATGTAGTAGTTACAGGAGACGGGTCAGGGTTTGCAGGAAATGTGGTACTTACCAATAATACTATAAGTTATATTACCGTGCAATCACCAGGGGTAGGGTATACGTTTGCTAATGTAACCATAACAGGTAATGGTGCAAACGCTAATGTATCAGCTATTATTTCTCCAACTGGCGGTCACGGAAGTGATCCTGTTAAAGAATTATTTGCAGATACGTTGATGTTTACATCTACTATAAATAATGAAAAGAATCATGGTGTCTTGGTACAGAATGATTACAGACAGTTTGGTATTATAAGAGATATAGATAAGTTTACAAACGATCAAGCATATGCTAACGTTACCGGGAGCGCATGCTATTTAGTAACTACCGATACTGTTTCAGGGCTTGCTCGCGATGATATATTGACTATCACGATAAATGGAGCCAAGCGTAGTTACGAAGTCGTAGAGATTACAAGTTCTTCTAATCAATTATTACTTCAAGACAAAAATAATTACGCATTAGTAGTAGGTAATGTTTTAACTGATGAAACTTCTAATCTTAATTATGTAGTGACCGTAATTAATAAAACTCCCGATATAAATAAATTTAGCGGTGACTTGCTGTTTATAGATAATAGAACAGCGGTAAGTTACAGCGAACAACAATTAGTTACTCTTAGAACAGTACTCAAATTATAACATAGGTAAGAGATGGCGATTAATTTTAACACCGATCCGTACTTTGATGATTACAGTGAAGCCGATGGCTTTCACCGCATTCTCTTTAAACCGGGGGTGGCAGTTCAATCAAGAGAATTAAACCAACTTCAAACTATACTTCAAAATCAAGTATCAAGATTTGGCAATCATGTATTTAAGCCCGGTTCATTAGTTATACCTGGTAACATTAAATTTGATAAGAATGTAAACTTTGTAAAATTACTTACTACTTTTAATTCAGAAGATATTGAGGTTGCTAATTATCTAAACAGAGAGATGATTGGACAGACGTCTGGGGTAAGAGCACAGGTAATAAATGTTGAAGAAGGAACTGCTACAGATCCCCCAACAATTTTTGTAAAATATCTAGACTCAGGTACCAGTAGAACTGCAGGGGCCTTCAGTGCAGCTGAAGATATTGTTACCAATGATACTGGTACTACCTACAGCGCAACCGTTTCTTCAACTGGTAAGTGCCTAGGGGCAAGTATCACC